CCGTCGACCTCTTCGACGGCGAAAGGTCCGAGGCTGTCACCGGCCGGACTGACAGCGACGATCGTTGAACCAGGGCGGCCCCAGTTAGCCGAGGACGCCAGCGCGCGGATGATCTCAACCGCGTCTTCGCCGATTGCGACGTCGAGCGTCGAGGCGTCAGCTTCGTAGGCATACTCAATGACGACGTCGACGCTGGCGCGGTAGCGGGTCGCGGTAGGCTGCACATGACCGATCGCGTTGCCGCTCTTGAGCGCCAACCAGTAGCGGCGCGAGTCGCCGATCGCGGCGCTCTCTTCGCCATTGTCGTCGTGCTTGAATTTCGCCGGCAGGCCATGTTTGCGGATCGTCGGGGCGACGCCCGCGACGATGCCGACAAGCTGCGGGCGCACGGCCTGCCAGCTCATCGCGTGATCCCCACGTAGCGCGGTCCCTGCGTGCCGGGGTTTGGCGCGTCTGGCGTGACCGCATCCTGCGGCGCGGTCAGCAGATCAATCCGGTCCCACGTCGTTGCCTTCGCCTGCTCGTAGGTGGCTTCAAGGCGCGCCACATATTCCGACGACGCTTGCGGCCATTGACGGGCGAGGTGCAGCACGCACGCGGCGGCATGCATCGGCTCAATGACGTCATCGGTCATAATGTCTTCGTCGAGCACGCCACGCGCGGCAAGGGCTGGCACGACGTAGTGATGCCACGCGGCGTTTATGACCTCTTCCAACGTCGTATCGGTGGCGCTCGCCAGCTTGCGCACGACGGGAAACGCTTGCGTCAGGTGCGTCGGTGTAAGCGCGACCGACGTGATGCGTCGAACGACGCGGAAGGGCTCTTCCCACTCCCGCACCACGCCGTCGATCGTGGCGCGGAAAAGGACATATCCCGCGCCAACCTCGTTCGTCATCGCCAACGTCAACGCGACGGAAATGGCGATGCCCCTTACCGTCGAGCCGTTTCCAATGTCCGACAACAACGGTTCGGCAAGCCACAGTTCGGTTGACGTGCCGGAGCGGCTGGCGACCACGACGATTTCGCGCCCGGCCGTGGCGTCCGTGATCAGGTAGCGCCGGCCGGCGACCCACGCCTGCGCCTGCGCGACCGTAACCGAATCGTCGCCCTCTTGATGGGCGCCCTGCGTCGTCGTCGACACCGGGTCGACCGTCGCGGCGACGTAGGTGCCGACCGGGTCGTCGTCGCCGGGCCCGATGCGTCGCGCGGTCGCCGAGGTCGCGAGGTGCGACGTGAGCACGCCATCGGCCGCAAGCCGCGGGTACGATGTAATCGTCTCGGTGGAGTTCAGCAGCACGCGCAACATAGGCACTTACATAGCACGCACGCCGGTCGGTGTCGACGGACCCCCACCGCCCCGAGGCGCACGCCTGCGCCGCCGCTTGGCGGCTTCTTCTTCCTCTTCTTCGTCCTGCTCCTGCTCCTGCTCGACGTCGTGCGGCGTGATGGGCGACGCGCTGTTGAGCAGGCGCACCGAGAGCACCTTCGCGATCATGGCGCCTAGCTCCATGCCGAGCCCGATCGCCATGCATTCAAGGATCGTCACGACCACGTCGACGAGGTCCATTATGCCCTCCCGTCGTAGCACTTGCCGCCGCGCCAGAACCTTTGCGCCGTGTAGATCACGACGTCGGCCGTGAAGCGCCCAGATTCGCGCTCGATAAAGAATTCGCCATGGCCTTGCGTCCATCCGGTTGGCCCCCTCATGTAGGGCGCTTCGTCGACGGGGGCGAGGCAAGGAATCCCAAATCCGCCGCGCACATGCTGGGAGCCATCAGGCCCGGCGACGGGCAGCGTGTGGATTTGCGCGCGGTGGCAATGCCCGATGACCAGGCTAACGCCATAGCGCAGTAGGTGCTGCTTCGCATAGGCATCGCCCGCATAGACGCCGTGCGTGAACCCAAGGTGTCCGATCTTGTGCACCTTGCCGTAAGCCGTCGACGTGATGGCGAGGTCGACGAGCCCCAGCGCGGATTGCCAAGTCTCGCGCCCGCGCAGCGTCGGCGCCTTTTTCGCCACGTATCTCGCGTAACGATGCTCGTGGTTGCCTTCGACGTAGTGGATCGACCGCTTGCCCATGATCTTGCGCAAGCGGTCAAGCTCGGCGCGCACGGCCTCCACCTCGGCCGCAAACTCAGGCGCCGGCTGTCCGTCTTCATGCAGCGACACCGACAAGAAATCGGCAAAGTCGCCATTGATGATCAGCCGATCGGGCCGCACGTCCTCAAGGCGCAGCAAGAACGCGCGCCATGCGAACGGGTCATGGAACGGAACGTGGACGTCGCTGCATGCCATGACGTGCTCGACGTCTGCGCGCGTCAGGCCCTTGGCCTTCGCGGGCTTCTTGTTCGTCGCCACGTCGCCCCCTATTGCGCTGCGTGCACGCTCCGCACGCCACGCACGCGGTACGTTTTTACGCGCGTCCCCCACGTCGTCGAACCCGTCAGGTTCACGCCGTCAAGCTCAGCATCGCGCCCCGTCGCCGGGTCTGCGTAGGTGAGACGCCGATTGCCGCTTGCGTCGTGGCCGTCGACGTGCACGACCACGAAATGGTCGCCCAGCGCGTCGCCGGTGTGATCGACGTGCGCGATCACAAGCCCGCCGCCGCGCAGCGTCTCGCCGATCATGCCGCGCATCGTCGGCACGTCGCCGGTCTGCTTGTCGCCGACGACAAGCCCGGCCAGCGCGCCAAGCTCTTTCGTCAGCGCCATTGAATGCATGTACGCTTTGCGATCGATGCCCGCGCTGTTCAGCAGCGGCGGCGGCATTTCGACGCCGCGCAGCATGCGTGCGGCCTCGGACAAGCACACGAGCAGGCACCCTGACCGGCCGATGGTCGACGGCCCAAAGCCAAGCACCGCCGATCCCCAGCGGGGATCGTTCTGCTTATAGCGCGGCGTCATCGACGACCCGGCAGCTTGACACGCTCGATAGCGTTGACGACGACGAGGGCGGCGTCGGCCATCCAATCGTTGCCCGGGTCGCGGTCTTCCTTGACGCGCTTCGCAAGCGAGCGCAGCGCCCCGACGACGACGTCGCGCGCAAAGAGCGCCAGCAGAACGGCGACGATGTTTGCCAGCGTGTGCGGGCTGGCAATGTCTGCAAGCATCTTTTCAACCATGCGACTTCCCCATCGATTTGATTGCGTCTTCCAAGCGGTCAAACCGCTTGTCCAAATCTTCGCGCAGTCGATCGACAGCAGAGCGCACGGCGTCGAGGCTTTCTTTGCTCGCTTTGTCGGCCTTTAATTCGGCAGACACTTCCTCCAGCCGCTTGATGCGGCTTTGCGTGGTGGCCCACGCGGCGGCCGCACCGGCGACCGCGGAAAGGATGGCGGCTGCTATCTGCTCCACGGCTAAGGCACTCCTGCGTCGACTGCGGACAGATCGAACGCCTCGACCCGTTCCTCGGGCGAGGGAGCGCCGCCCCATTGCACCGGCACGCCGGCAGGCGGGGCAGGGGTGAGGACCGCGACAGCTTCGGCAAGCGTGCCGCCTTCGGCCTCGCCGGTGAGTGTATCACGCCACGCGCGCGCCTGCTCGCGAGAAAGCGCCATAGCGACCTTACAGCCTTCGCCGTCGACGATGGTGCGGAAGCCGTTGACCGCGCCCGCTTCCATCATGGCATACAGCGCGCGCGCGGCCACGGCGCCGTCACCCTCAAGCCCGCTCGTTTCGCCCGGTCGGTCGCCGCCGCCCTCAAGCAGGACGGGGCATTGATCGACGACGGGACGCGCCACGAGCACGCAATCGCCGTTGCTTGGCGCGCACTCGACCAGATAGCTGCCGCTTGGTGAAAGCACTCTGGACAAGTAGGCGAACCCACCGGCGACAGACCCGCCGACAGCGACAAGCAGAGCAGCGAGACGATTTCTGTTCATGGGACCACCGCCGGGGTTACTGCGCTCGACCAGAGACGGACGCGGGACAGCAGGCAAGCCGACGCCGCGGCGGTCGACCCTGTCGTGCCCAAGTAGACGAAAGACGATGCGGCTGTCGGCAGCGTGGCGAGCGTATCTGTCCCGATGCTGACGCCGTCGACGAAGGCCTCAATGCTGTCCGTCACCATCGTCTGCCGCAGCGTGCGCGCGACCCCGCCGGAGACGTCGCCGCTGCCGGCGATGATGTTCCATTGCTGCGTCGTCACCGTGGCTTCTGCGAGGCCACGGTCATTCGTGGCGTCGATGCCGAGGCGAGCGTAGTTTGCCGTGCCGGTGCCGACGCTCGCGAACGTCGACGTAGCAGCGGTGTCAAACGACGGACAGAGCACGCCGACGTCCATCGTCGACGGGCTGCCGGTGTAGTGGCTTGCGCCGTCGTAGCGCACATCGTCAGCGTTGCGCGCCACGCCTGCCGTCGTCGTCGCGAGGTAGCTAGTCGGCGCCGGGAAAGCCTCAAGACGCACGCCCCAGAAACCGCAGTCGGCGACCGTGTCGGCGTCGAGGTAGGTCAAGTTATTGTCCGACGGCGCGCACAAAAGGTCGTGGTTGTGCGTGGCGAGTGTGCCCGCGTACGTGATGGACACGCGGCAAAGATTGACGTCGGCGACGCCGTCGCCCGATGTGTCAGCAGGCCAGCGCTCAGCGGATGCGCGCGTTACGCCAGCCTGCACCGTGCCGACCGCGGACGGGCAGTCCTCGCCGATGGTGCATGTTCCTGATGTGCACGTCGTCAAATTGAACCATGCGGCGCCGTTGGCAATGGTCGCATTCCGCAGCGCGACGAAGCTCTGCGAGCCCGCGCGCGCCCATGCGCTGTATGTGTAGGTGTTAGCCACGACGGCGATACCCTGCCGCAAACCGTGCTCAGCGGGCGCGGTGTTGTCGCCGTCGATATTGTCGCCCGTCGTCGTCAGGTCTGCGCCGGCAAACTGATCGGCAAGCACGTTGTCGCCGACGGTAATCGGCGTCCACGTCGTGCCCAACGTCTGGCTCTGTAGCGCGATGTTACTCACGGCCGGTTCGCTCATGTAGCCGACGAGCGCGGTGCCTCCATGCGTACGACGCGCGACGCGCGGCGCGCCGTTGCCGACGAGGTAGAGCTGCCGCGTGCTGCCATCGACGACGTCCACCATGGCCTGCGTCGCGCGCGTCAGGGTCGTCGGCGTCGACGTGCCGCTGGCCGTCGGCAGCAGGCCCCATGCGCGCGCCGTGCGCTCGCGTGCGATGAGCGCCCACTGCGTCGGGTTGGTTGCGCCGCCGGCCATGCAGCCCGCGCAGCGCCAGATGCGAAACGACGACACGTTGACGGCACCCGATGCCGCGCCCGATGCCGCGCCGACAGCGAGCGTCGATGTGTTGCTCATCGAGCCCGACCGCGCCGAAACATCGACGCCGGTGCCGGCGAGCGCGTTGTCGTAGGCGATTGACCCATTGGTGCTGGCCTCGCTGCGGTCGACGAAGATGATGGAGTGTGACCAGGCGTTGCCTTGGGCGCCCGCGCCGATGATAGACGTCGTCGTCGACGCCGTGCGAATCTGCAAGCGCGTCGATGCCGAGGTCTGGTTCAATGACCAGCCATCGGTCCCCGCAAGCCCCTTTTCGATCAACACCCGACCACTGACGCCCGCGTTCTTGCTGACGATTTCGAAGACGAGGTCATCGGTCGCGAGGTCGCCGATGGCGTTCGTCGACGCGTCATGCCGCTGCCCCGTCGCCGCATAGGCGACTTGCCTCTCTGTCGAGTCGATGGCGCGCCATGGAGTCAGCGTCGACACGGTCGGAGCGCCGCCGGTGCCCGCTTGCGCCAGCGTCGTCGGGCCGCTGTCGGTGCGACAGGACCAGTTGGTGCCGCTGATATCGTCGGCGTCGCACGCCAGCGCCAGCGTCATCGGCGTCCCGTTGACGACGAGCGAATCCGGCAAGTCGTTTGGCGTCGTCGACCCGGCGACGAGGTCGAACGTCGGCGCCGGCGGGCCGGAGGGGGCGACGACCGGCGGGCGAAAGAAGCCCTGCTCGCCGCCCAGGATGCCCGCCTCTTCGCCGATAACGTATTGCGCGCGCGATGACCCGGCGAACGCCAGCACAAGCGCCACGGCAAACCTAGCGCGTCGACGCGAAGTCACCACGCCGTCACCAGGAATCGGCAAGAAAGGACCGTCGTACCTGACGCGACGATGCACCGCTCGGGGCGCTGCACGTTGGCGCCGAAGCGGTCGCCGCTCGCAAACTGGACGCCGTTGGCCGTCGTCAGCGCCGATCCAGCGCCTGTCGTCGATCCGACAAACACGGTGCCGGCCGATTTGCATTCGTACGACACGAGCTGGAACGAACCAGACGGCCGGATTTCGACGCCGCCCGCCGACGTATTGCAGGTGATGAGCTCATGACGGGGAAACGACGGACCTACCGACGTGACGCCGTTGCGCACGACCTCAACGACGGCGCCGGGCGAGAACGCCGCGGCGACGCCGGCAACGAAAAGCCCGAGGGCGATGACAGAGACAAGGATCTTACGGTTCATGTGATCACCCTCGGGCTTATTCGGTTCAGCCGATCTTGCGGACGATCAGCGAGAAGTCACGCAGCGTCAGCGCGTGGCCGTTGGTCCCGACTCGCACGCGCGCCTCGACGGTGTCGCCGACGGCGGTGGGCGACCAGACCGCATATGCGGCGGGCATACCCATACGCGACGCCGTCGACAGCTCGGTTTTGCGCGAGCCGGTGCCGATCTGCGCCTTCGCGGCGCCGCCGACGCTGGCCCAGATTTCGACGTCGATGACGGCGCTGTTCGTCGCGATACCGTCGCCGACGATGGCAAGAACCTCGTAATCACCGATCGCTGCGGGCTGCGCGACCGTGATCACGCCGGTCGATCCGGCGAACGCCAACGTGCCACCGGCGTTGTTGCGCGCGATGGTGTATAGGGTCGCCGACAGGATCGGCTGCGGGGTGGCGGCGGCGGCGACGGTGATCGTCTCGCCGGTGGCGTCGTTGATCTGGCAAACCATGGCGAGCGGGGTGCCGCCGGTGTTGAGGGCTGCGAGCGACATAGCTGACTCCTATCAGTTGCCGCGTTCGCGGCGTTGGCGGTTAAGGCGCTCGGCAGACTCACGCGCAATCTGGCGTGCCTTTTCCGAGGAAAGTGAGGGGTTGGATTTCTTGATCTGCTCTGCCGCCTTATCGACGGTCGCGGGCTTGATATCAGACACGGGCACCTCCCTTGTTCGGCGGCGTCGCCGCCTGCTGCGCGAGCGCTTTTACCATGGCTTGAATGCCTTTGGCGACCTCGCCGCCGGTTTGCTGCTCAAGCTGCGCCTCGGCCTGTCGGCGGCGCTCGATGCTTGCGCCGATAAACTTTTCACGCGCGGCTTCCCATCGCTTGATCAGGTGCTCGGGGTGCTCGCGTCGGATCGTGTCTTCCTCAAATCGCTGCCATTCGTCGCCCTCTGGCATGCGTTCGCCGGGGCGCATTTCCCACGCGCCAACCTCGGCGACCAGAAAGATCGGTAGCATCTTGCCATCGACCTCGACACGCTTACCGAGCACGCGCGCCAGCGCTTGGCGCTGACCAGTGGGCTCGCCGTCGCGAGTAATGCCGCTGTCGATGAAGTCGACAAGGTGCGGGTCTTTGATGCAGCGGAGCTTGATCGTTCTCTTCACGTGCGCCTCAAGTAGAGGGAAACAAGGCAGGGGCGCACATCGCGCCCCTGCCCCGGGTCGACTGACTATCAGTCGAGGTCGTAAATGATCCGGCAACCGTGCTCGTCGGTGTGCTCGCCAACGGCGTAGCACCAGCGACCCACCGCGAGCAACGTGTCGTCGGCAAGGTCATATTGGAATCCGAGCGACGGCTCGAAACGCTCGACCATTTCCGCGAAGCCACGCACCGAACCAGGCGCGCCCGTCTCGCCGCGGCCGGCCACGATCAGCGCCGACACACGATCGACGCCGACATTCGCCGTCGCCATAACGTTCTTGTTCGCCGCGTAGATCGGCACGCCAGCAAAGCCACCACGGAAGCCGTTGCGCGACGCATCGGGACGATGGTTGAAGAACGACAGATCGGCAGCGCCCGACGAGAAGATCGTCGACAGCGCGGCGCCAGTGCCGCCCGCGGCGAGCGCGCGCAGATCGGCCACGCCCTGCTCTTCCAGCACGAAGACGAGGTCTTCGCTGGCCGGGTTGTTATCCAACACCTTCAACAACGCGTCGAGCAGCGTCGCGAAGGACAACGGCTGATTGGTCGTGCCGGCCGATTCCGACAGGCCCGAGAACAACGCAAGCGCATCCGTCTCGGCGCGCAGGTAGTGCGACTCAAGGATTTCGACCATCGCATCGCGCACGAGCGGCAGCGCGGCAGGGTTGCCGGCTTGGATGGCGCTAATGACCTGCGCGCGCGGCACGCCGGGCAGGGCCAGCTCGATGGCTTCCGCGGTCAGCTGGACGCCCTGCACCTTCGTCGACGGGGTGATGCTGATGTTCGCGGCGACGCCGAGCGCCGCGGGGTTGCTGAACGCAATACCTTCGCTGTCGTCGACGGCGGCGGCGATCGCATTCTTCTTGCGGATCTTGCGAACCTTCGTGGCCTGACCCGAAATGTCGGCCATGTTGAGGAAGGGCAGCACAACATACTTACCGCGCAGCGGGTCAAGCGCAATCTGCGACATGACCTCGGTAAGCAGCCAATTGGCGACGGTGACAGAGGATGAAACGGGCATTGCGTGTCCTTTCAGGCGCTAGTGAGCGCGTTATGCGTTCGGCGCCTTGGTCGGGCGGGCAGACGCGAACCGCCCGACGCCAAGGGAGTTGGAGCCTGCGCGCTTACCGAGCAGGCTCGAAAAGAATTGCGACACGGCGCCAGGATCGCGCGCTTTGATTTCGGCCAGCCTCTTGCCCGTCGGGTCGGCAAGCGCCGCCTCGACGTCGACGATCGTAACGGCCGGCGGCGCGCCAAGCGCGGGCGGCGCCGCAACCGACTTGGCCGGCGCCGTCGAGCCACCGGCGGCGCGGAATGCCGCAAGGATCTTCGCCTTGTTGTCGACGTCGCGCGCGTCGGCATACAGCGCACGCACGGCCTCGGGCAGCGCGGCGGCTTCGGCGTCAAGGCGCTTGACCTCGGCTTCTTCGTGCGCGCGCCACCGCTGCGCCAGCGGCTCGACTGCCTCAAGCTCGGCAAGGCGTGACTTCGCGGCTTCCAACGCCTTCGCCAACTCGCCACTACGTTCGGCCTCTTCCTGCGCACGCTTGCGGGCCTCCCTGTCGGCCTTGCGCGCGGCGGCGCCCTCGGCCTTGAGCGCGGCAAGCTCAGCGGCGGCGGCACGCAGCGCGGCAAGGTCCTCGACGGCGTCGACGGCAGGCGCCGTCGACGAAGAAGCGTTGTTCGCGGCGTCGGCCGCGGCGGCGGGGGAAGGCGCGCCCTCAGGGGCGGATGTGGTCGTCATGGTTCGATCCTACAGCGGCAGCTATGTAAGTGCAACGCGCGTCACTTCCACATGATTTTGGCGATGCGGGCGAACAAGTAGGCCTCCTGCGACGGGTCTAGGCCCATCCAAGGACGCGCGCGCATCTTCGGCGTGCCGTAGTGCAACCAGTAGCCCACGACGTTGTGCTCGGGCGACCGTCGCCCGGTGTCGATGCGGCGCGCGCCGGCCTGCTCGTATTTCAGCGATTTGGCGAACGCGCGGCCCTCGGCCTTCGTCAACGTGCGCGCCACGCCGCGTTCGGCGAATCGTCCTTCGGCGAGCCCGGCCTGCCGATAGGCGCGCCGTTCCGATGGCGCGCGATACTGTGGCGACGTCCCGGTGTCGGGCGCGATGACGACCTCGACGGAATCGGCGCGTAGCGTGGCATCGCGCGCCTTGACGCTGTTCAGCAGGCCACCGCTCATGCGTAGGTCGACCTTCGGGTCTTCGCCCATGCGCTTAAGCTGTCGACGGTAGCGCGCGCTGTAGCCGGCGAACGGCTGGCCTTTGAGGTCGAGCCCGCGCCCGGTGCGCTCGATAATGGCACCAGGTGCGAATCGTTGGATCTCGCGTGCGATCCCCTCGGCGTTGAATTTCGGCATGCGCCCACGCTTCGTGATCTCGATGCCCATGACGTTACCCCACGTCGACGACAGTCTCGGTTTCAAGCATACGCGCGCGGAAGCTGTCGGTCACGTCGGCGCCCGTCTCGTCGTAGATGCGATAGCCGTTCTGTAGCGCCAGCGGGATCGGGGTGGGCGCCCACGAGTGACGGCAATTGTATCCGCCGCAGTAATCCTCAACGGGAAGGTCTTGCCCGTTCACTAGCTTGCGCGGATCGACCACGGCCTTGCCTACCCACGCGCGACAGAACGGGCGGTTCTTCGCGTCGCGCGGTCCGACGTAGACGAATACCATTTGCTCGTCGGTGTCTTCCTCGACGTCGAGCGCGATCGAGACGACGGCACGACGGCCGGCGGCCATGACCGCCGCGTCGACGGCCGCCTGCGCTTGGCGGAACGTCACGTCCATTCGATCGGACACCGCCGACACGAGATCAGCAAGGCTTCCGCCGGTGGTGATGCCGCGCGCCACCGCTCGCCTGATCTCGTCGTTGGCAGCGCGAAAGACGCTGACGACGTCGCCGATCTGACCGTTGACGATCGTGTCTAGCTCTGCTCGGACGTCGACGGGTAGCGTCGACGGAGGTGCGCCAACGACCGCCGCAACCGCCTCGACAGCACGCGCGCCCGCAACGCTCGCAACCTCATTCCCGAGAGTAGCGAGGCGCCTTTCGACTTGGCGATAAACGGCAACGGCGGTTTGTCCCTGTCGTCGGACAAGCGAATCCTCCCCCGGTTCGGTGTCCAGCTGTAGCAGGATGCGCAGCAGATCGCGCAGCAGGCCGTCGCGCACCGCGCGCAGGTCGCCGATCGCGCTGTCGGCGACGGGGCCAGCCGCGTCGGCGCCGCTCATCCTTCGGCCTCGTCTTCACCGACGGCCGCGCCGGCAGACGTCTCACGCGGCGACGTGAATGGCGACGGTCCAGCAACCATGCCGGCAAGGCGCGTCATCGGCGCGGCCACGGCCTGCTTCTGCGCCAGGTACGCCAGCGCGTCGTCGCGCGATGACGACAGGCCGAGCATCACGCGCGCGTCTGCTTCGTCGATGATCTTGGCGCTCAAGAGGTCAAGCACGCGCTGCGTCTTTGCTGCGTCGTCTTCGTAGACCTTCGCCGTGCCCATCGTGACGACGGGGTAGACGCCCTCAAACGACGCGGGCGCCTCGGGCGAGAAGTGCGTGAGCACGTCGAGCACGATTGGCAGAAGTTCCGATTCCTCGAAGTCGATGAAGATCGGACGCATCTCGGAAATGCGTTGGTCGTGCGGCGCGTTCGCGATCAGGCGCGACACGCCCGACTGCGGCGCGCCAGGCTCGACGGCGTAGGCGTCGGGGCTGTTGCCGCGGCTGACGCCCAGCTCTTGCAGGTCGCGCGTGGCGCTAATCTGAATCGCGGCGTGGTCGGCGCTTGGCGTCAGGTATTGCAGCACCTCGCCGTTGCCGACGTGGATGACGGCGTCGGGACCGCCGACAAGCTCCGACGTTTCGCGCATCGTGCCGCTGTAAACGGCCTGCGCGTGCGCCTGCATGTTGATCACATGCTGGCGATTCGACCGCGAGACGTTCAGCGTGTCGACGTTGACGCTGACGTCGCGATCGGGCGCAGGCCACCAACCACCGTTGCCCGGTTCAGTGCGCAAGAACGCGACGGGCAGGATGCCAGGGTACGTCTCCGACGCCGTCTGCACCTTGCCGTCTTCACTGACGCGACGGTGCGACCACGGCGACCACGACGCGACGTTGCCTTGCGCGTCCTCGACAAACTCACGCGACCACACCCACCATACCGGCGACGTCGTGGTGGTCTGCTCGGTGGCTTGGCGGAGGGCGACGAACCAGAACGCCTCATCCTCGTCGGGCGCGCTTGGATGCGCGATCGTGACGACGTCGTGGGGCCAGTAGACGTGTGCGACCGGTTCCTGCTCGTCGGCGACCTTGCGCCAGCCCACAAGCACCGCAGCGGCGCGCACGCCCGTGGCGCATCGGCGCTCGACCTCTGGCATGACGACGTCGAGGGCGAGGTCTTCGAGGGCATCGGCGAACGCCTCGGCGCGCGGGTCGTCGTCGGCAAGCTGCTCGTCCGTCGTCTCGTCGACGAGCGCGCGCGTCGCTGGCGTCATGTAGACGCCCGAGTCTTGGCGCGCGAAGAAGCGCAGCCAGTTGACCGGGTCGATCGGCATCTTGTCGCCGGTGCGTGGGTACGCCTTGCGCAAGGCGTCGCGCACGATCTGTTGCTGATCGCCAGCATAACGCCGGGCCAGCCCCGACACGACGACGTCGTAGTCTGCGGCACGCTGGCGTCGACCAAGCGTTAGCAGATCGGACAGTTGGTCCGGCGACCATGCCCCTGCGTCTTCGCGGATTTGCTTGACAAGGGCGTCGCTTGCGGCGTTCAGCGTGAGCATGGCGCACAGCCTACCACGCTGCGGCGGTTATGTAAGCGCGCGCCGTCAAGCCTATCCGACGGCGCCCCATTCGTCGACCGTGCTCGATGCCCGCACCGTCGACGCAGCGCCCGGCCGATCGACGGGCCATTGCCAATGGGCGAGATACCCCAGCGCGTCGACGATGTGGCTGACGTCGGCGGCGCCGGTCTTCTTCTCAGGCTCGCCCGAGCGGTCGTATGCCTGCGTCTCAAGCGCCTTGACCAGCGTGGGGCACGCGTCGCCGTCGACGGTGATCCGCCGGTCGCGAAAGAGCACGTTCAAGGTGTTCACGCGATCCCTGACCGGCGGGTTGCGCGTGCCATGCACCGGTCGGAAGCCCGCTTGCAGCAGCAGGTGCACGTCGCTCAGCGACGACGTCGACTTGAGCGCAGTCCCTGACGCGTCGACGTACGCGCTGATCTTCATCTTCGCGATCTCGTCGCGCGAGTAGCGGCGCCCGCGCGTTCGCTCAAGGTAGCGCCCGATCCACGCGGCCACCCTTTCCGCGTGCTCGTCCGTCGTCGTGCCGCCGTCTTTGCAGACCTCGCCGACGATGTGCGCCACTCTCCTGTCGTCGTCGATCTCCGCGATCACCCATTGCATGGCGCGCACGTTGAAGTCGCACCCGACGGCGAGCCTGCCACGTCCAGGCTTGACCATCGGCGCGCCTGCGGCGTGCGTTTGCCGGGCAAAGCGCGCATAGACGCGCCCGCCGCGCGCGGTGCGGACGCCCTCCAGCTTTTCGGAGATTGCCTCGTCGGTTCCAAGGCGCGCCCTGCTGTCGTCGATGTACGACGCTGGCAGGAACGGGTTGTCTTGCGTGCGGATGATATAGGCGCGCGTCGTCGGCGCGGGCCTAGAGAGGATGAGCTCGTACGCTGGCCCATAGCCCTCGGGTGTGCCCGTCAATAGCGTCTCTAGTGCGCCACCGACGCGCACGCGCTGCATCGCCGGGACCAGCGCCTCGACGTCGCAAAGCTCCCACTCGTCGATCCACGCCCCGATTGCGTTGATGCCTTCCGTCGACCGCGGCCTGTCAAGCGATCTGCACCATACTTCGAACCGCTTTGCCCTTCCGATCTCGAAGATATGGGCCTGCTTCCAGTGCCTGAAAGGAACGCCCCACCGGTCGAGGTTTTCGGCGATTGACCGTTCCATCACGTCGCGGACCATCGGGTAGGTCGGCTCGCACCCGAGGATGGGTCCGGCGTGGCCCTCACGCATCCCCAGGTCGAGCAGGAACGCCACGCCGAGGCTCGTCTTGCCGCTACCGTAGCCGCCCGACACCACGCGCACGCCCGGCCCACGGTCGGCCAGCACCTCGAGGTGGCGCTGGCCGAATTGGGCGACGCCCCGAGCGGCCGTCACGAGATCCCACCGTGACGGGCGATCACGTCGTCGACGTCGTCGGCCTCGACGATATCGCACGCGGCGAGCAGCAACGTCGCCATGCGTCGCGCCGCGTGCCCCGACAAGGACAGATTGACGATCACGTCGTCGCAGTCGAGGCGTAGCACGACCTCGCCATCCGCAAGCCCGATGGAGTAGGACGCGGCACCCTTGTTCGCGGTCATTCCGCCGCCGTCGTCGTCACCACGGCCGGCACGAAGTCCACCGTGTCGACCTTGCCCGCGTCGTCCTGCACCGGCTGCGCCTCGGCGACCTTGCCCAAGTGCCGCTCTAGGACGAGCTCAGCCGCCCGCAGGCGCGTCTTCTCGTCGGGCGACACCAGGCACGCCTGCAGCGCATCAAGCGCCGACGGCACTAGGCTCGCCAGCGCCGATAGGGCTTCCGCCCTCGTCATCACACCCGGCAAGAGCTTAGGGCGGCCGGAAGGGTTGCCGCTCTGCCCTTTCTGAAACTTCGCCATGTTGGCACGCTTCCTGTTTTGCCTGAAACCAGACCCATCCTACCACACAAACGACGACGGACGCACCATGCGCCCGTCGTCACCCGTTACCGTGCTTTCAGGCGAGGTGTAGCGCGCCACCGAGCGTAAGGCAAAACCTTTTGCCTTACGAATCAGGCAAGGCAAGGCAAGCGCGCGACCAGAGATTACTCGGCGCCGATCCACACTAGGTGCGCCCGGCCGCGCCAAACGCGCCACGGCGCACGCCAGCGCAGGCAAGAAAAAAACCGCAGCGGGATGCGCTGCGGTGGGCATTGGTCAAGTTGAAAAAAAGACCTACCCTCGGAATTATAATTCCGATTATTTCTTTCCTTGATCTGTAAGTGACACGAGTTGACACGCGTTACTTACAGTGGTTCGGGAAATAATTAATCTCCCGGCCTGTTGACGTCGTCAGCTTAGCGGATCACTCGATTAAACGCAAGCGCGCCCCAGGCCGTCCAGGCCGTCCGGTCACGATGCGTTCAACCTGCAACCCTCCTTCGTCGCTGAGGCGCGACAGCACGAGGTCAAGCGCCATGGCGTCGAGCGTCCTGCACGCCCGCAGAAGCTCCGACCGCTCGCACCACCCATCGGCATCGGCCAACCGTTGGATAGCGGCCTCGACGTAGGCTACGCGCCCAGCCGCGTCGTCCCACGCTGGCGCGCTATGGTCGCGCAGGCTGCGCGAGATGGTCCACCCGCTCATCTCGGTCAGCCTGATAGCCGCCTCGGCCATGGGGCGCGTTACGCGCGGCCACGCGGGCCATTCGCAGCACAGGATCGCGAGCGCCAGCGCGGTACGGGTCGCCTGCTCGGCGCATCGACCGAGCAACGCGGGCGGCACGTCCCCCGGTACCGGATGCCGGCGCCGATCGTCGCAGTGCTCCGCGTAGCCGTAAAGCAGATCCGCCGCGCCCGCGTCCTCGGCCTCTTCGGGCACGTACATCGCAAGCGGGTCGCCTTTCGCCGCGTCGCCCAACTCAGGGCGCCCACGGTGCCACGCCTCATGGCTGTCGCGGCACGCCCGCACGGCTTCGGCCACCGCGCGCGGGATCGCCCCGCTGCCCGCGGCTGCCCGCTGGCGCTTCGGGAGCACCGACAAGCCTTCGCACCACAGGTGGCGCCCCATGAAGCCATCCTCGACCGCCAACTTTCCGATCGCGTCATGCAACGCCGCGGGAGTCGACGACCCGAAGATCGTCAGTCCAGGTGCACGGATCACCCGATCCTGCCCGCCTTTCGTCGCCGACGTCGCCGCGACGTAGGCCCCTGTTCCGATGGTCGACAGCGTCAGCAGCAGCGCGCGCATCTCTTTCTGATGCCCGCCGCGCGAGTCGAACAGCGTCTTGAGTCTTGGGCCATACTCGTCGAGGATCAGCGTCAGCCCGACGCCCTGCCCGGTGGCCGTCTCGATTCGGTTGATCGTCGACTGCGTCGACGAAAGGTCGTTGGCGCCAGCCGTCGCCGGCCAGCATTCGCGCAGCACCTGCCCCAGCGCCCCCTGCGGTCTTCCCTTGCCCGATGCGGTTGAAGCAACCGCAACCACGATCGCGCTAGTGGTCGTGCGCTCGAACGTCCACCGCCGCTGCCCTAGCGACGCCCCAAGCGCCACCGTCGCGCCCACGGTGAGCGCCGGCTGCGGGTAGTCTGCGCCGGCGATCACCCATCCGGCGAACGTGTCGCACAACCCGCCAAGCGCGCGGATCTCGTCGAGCAGATCCCATTGCGCCCGATCGTCGGGCTCGGGCAGGCGCACGAATTGCCGAGGTTTCGCCACCGACGCCGACGGTGCTGCGGTGATCGCTTCCCCGTCGACCACGTCAAGCACCTCGGTACCGGTGATCGCCAACCCGCCGAAAGGATCGGGCGGCAACCGTTCAAGCATATGCCCCGGTGCGGGCCCTTGCGGATCGGGCTTCGTGACC